CCACAACCTCAATCAATCCGCTTGCGTTGACCCTTGTTGCCGTAGTTGCACGGGTAACATTAAAGTCGCCTGACGCACCAAGGACCAAACCACCCGAAGTCGTAGCAACGGGGGTGTAGAGTTTGCCTGTCTTAAAGCGTGCAGGTACTAAAATCAGCGATGGTGTCGGCATTGTTAGAAGTTGAAGATTGCAGCGAATCGGACGAACAGGCAACCATTCACGGCAGCCTCGGCAGCGGTTGCTCCGTCAGCGGTTGCCCTTGCATTAAAAGCACCCCAAACCCCGGCAGCAAGTCCGCCGATGAGCATATTGGTCGGGTAGCCGTAGCCGTAACCTATCAGCATTAGAGGAAGGTGTAACCGATGACGGAACCTGCGCTTGGAGTAACGGCAGTAATCTTGCCTCCGTTGCGTCCTGAAATCACGATGCCAGCGGAAAGGGATTTGCCACTAAAGTTGTAAGCGGTTAGCAGGTTCTCGCTTCCAGTTCCAGTAAGGGTTGTAAATGTGGCAGCAGCGTTGACTACAAGGAAGTCGTAGTTCTTCCCGGTAACAAGTCCATCAACGAACTCCATCGTACCGCCCTGTCCGAGCATTTGTTGCAATATGGGTGTAGGCATTTTTTAGCGTTTAATTGTAAATGTAGATTAGACTGGAATTTCACAAACCGAATGGCCGAACGGAATCTCAAAGGTCATCGTTGCCTGCCACCCTGCCGTGCGGTCGTCCCGGCTCTCTACAAACCTCGTAAGGTTCACGGTGGACGATAGGGTCCAGTCCTCGTTCGGGTCGTTTGTAAGGGCTGATATGAAGTCCTGTGCTACCTGTAACTGGTCGCTTAGGACCTCGTCCTCGTTATCCTGCCAACCCAGCGTAGGGCTGCCCGAAACCACTCCGCCCATCGGCTTGATGGATTCAACACGGTCAGAAAAGTAAACCCCAACCACCAAGTCCAAAGTACCAGCGTCAGTATTTGCAGACTGCACGTCCGCAAAAACGAGCGGATAGACGATGCGTTCACGGCTTGGGGTTCGCAGGTTGATGGTGTTGTCCGTGCCGATTGCAAGAGGGTCGCCCGTCCCGAAGGAGTTGACCTGTGGATGAGCATTTGCAAGGTCCAGCAGGGCTTGCTTGATTTTTATCCATGACATAAGTCTGCAGTTTCAGTATGTTTTTTTTATGCGCACCCATCGTCAGCAGTCATTACACGCCCCAAGTTGTCCGTAGGGGTAGGGATAGTCAAGGTTGCTGATTCCCATTCTTCGGTTGCGGTCCAAGACCATCCCTGTTCGGTAGTTGGTAGCGTTCGGGTAAATCGTATCCAAAGCAGACGGAGGCGAGTTCCAAAGCGGATAGGAGTTGCGGTTCTCCATCAGGTAGCGGGTAATGCGTTCGGAATACCACTCGGCATCGTTCTTGACTTTATCGGTCAGTCGTGTAATCTCTTCCATGCTCATCTGGCTGCTTTCCTCGCTTGTTCTGCGAACCATACCCTTGTTCATGTATTTGAACGCAAGGACCATCGGCAACTCGTAGTAAAGCCATTGAATCATCGCAGGCTGAATGTAGTCCTCCAACAAGGTTTGGTTGAGTGCAGACGTTGAACCGCTGACGACCTGCGTAACCAATTCCCCGTAGAGTGCAGATCCAACGATGGGCTGAATCCGCATCTCCTGCACCTTGACAACCGTTGGACGGATTTGGGTGTAGGATACGTTCTCGTTTATGATTGAGTTGTCAAGTAGCGTTTCTTCGCTTATAAAGAGTGCCTTCATGCCTTCGTGATTTTATTGCCTTTACGGATGACGAGTTGCTGCTCCCACACGTGCCTGCATTGTGGCCTGTTCACTCCGCTCGGTGTGTGATACCAACCGCCTCTGCGATTCCATACCGAATATCCCATGATTGCAGAAATCCCATCAATGTCCTCACGGGTATAAACCTTGCCCTGCCCGGCCAAGTCAAGCATGACCTTGCAGAACTCACGACTAGAGCCTTTGTCCTTGTTGCTGAAACCTGTGGCCCAAGCATACTTGTAACGCACCTCTAAGACTGGCTCTGCAACTTCCTTGACGTTCTTGGGTAGGTTCTGCTCGGCTATCTTGTCCACGGCTCTGCTGATTGGATAGCGGTCCTTGGTTATCAAGTAGGCGACTCGCTTGGCGACCTTCGCCTTGCTGACCCCGAATTCCTTAGCCATTTCTTCAACGCTTGCGTCCCGGTTCTTCTTGCGATACGCTTCAATCTTCTTGTCCAGTTCGACTTCTTCCTCTCCCAGTTCGGCAAAGGCCAAGCGGATGTTTTCGTCTATGTTCGCATCGAACCGCATCGGCTTGGAGTGCATCACATGGTAATCGTCGGCATGGCATCCGAACTTGCTTGCAACCACTTCCAAGACCTTGAACTCTTCGTCGCCCCATCCGTAGTCCTCGTCGTCTTCTTGGCCCCATTGAGGTTCGCTGAACTCTTGGGCCTGCACTCCGAGCATCGTGTCAATCTCTTGGGCAGACAGACCGAACCCTGCTGACAACATGGTCCGAGCCATTTCCAACGTGATTTTTTCTTGCATATACTGACGCACGATTCGCATCAGGTTTTGATACTCCCTGCCCGACAACTTTTTGATGTTGTCGTTTGATGCCAAGCCTTGCGGTGCAGTAGGTTCAGGGCTGACCTCTACGGCTGCAGTTGCTCCTGCAAGACCCGAACCCTCTGCCTTTGCAGGCAAGGACACCAAGGCCCTAATTTCGTTGGCTGACATGGATTCCAAGACCTTGTTGGCAACCAACGGAGAGAGTGAATTGATAGCCGTGATAACGTCTTGAACGCTTGATTCGGTCTTGATTTCAATCGGTGGCAAGCCTGCCTTCTCACGCAGTTCTGCTGGGGTCATGGCTTGAAGGAGAGCCTGTTCGCTCAACTGCTCCGTGATGGGATTGGTAGGAATTAACTCCATGCCTTCCACACCGTTGAAAGACCCCAAGTAATTTATCATTCTTTCGACCTTCTGCACCCGGTCGTTGACGTAGGTGGCCTTGAATAGTTCGTAAGCCTCGACCAATTCGTTGCGTCCACCCAATTGGCCCTCGGTCTTGACTCCGAATAGCATGGGGTTGGTTACACGATGGGCGATAAAGATTTCTTGTTGGATAGCCTTGTTCAAGATCTCGAACTGCTTATCCATGTCGCTCGGAGTGAGCGGTTCAAGTGTTGGGGCCTTGGCTGCATCATCGTTGAAGGTTACAACGAAGCGACCAGCGTTGTCGGTTCCTGAAAACTTACGTTTAATCTGCCTCTCAATGTCGCCCTGTTCTTCGGGTGTAGGAATCCCGTTGTTGAAGTTTATCAAGTAACCCCCCCAAAAGTTGTTGCGGAGGTTGTTGTTGTGGAAGTTGGCGACCTGTACGTCTGCCTCAATCCACGCATTCCCTCCGATGTATTCGGGTAGAGGATAGTGCTTCACGCCTGCTGCGTACACCCGATAGTAGAACAACTGCTTACCGAGGCGGTTCTCCGGGTCGAATGCAGGGATTTTCTCGATGTCCCCGACCTTGGGGAACAACTGCATCATATCGTCGTTGTACCAGTCAGCAACTTGGAACATCTTCTCTTCCTTGTCCACCCTGATTTTCTCAAACGGGACGTGCTCCATCTTGGCGATGGTCCCAAGTTTGGACCAAGTAACTGCGACCGCAAAGCCGTTGAAAATCTCTAAGTCAAGAACCAGTTTCTCGGTGATGTCGTTCAGGTCCTCGGTGCTTGACATTCCGTCGAAGAACTTGATGAAGCGGGCCTGCTGCTCTACGGTCAAGTCATCCCCTGCCTGCCATCCACCGCCCATGATGTAGTTGACCTTACCATTCACGATAGCGTTGTGCTTGGATGACCTGCGATAGTTGTCAAGCAGGTAGTAGGGGTATTCGTTCGCAAAGCCGTAGGTGATGTACTTGCCGGAGCGATTCTCCAACATCACGGGGACCTTATGTTCTATCCCCAACCATTGGGTGAAGTGTTGAGTAGATTTATTACTCATAGCGTTTGGATGGTAAATGAAAGGGATGAAATCGTGATACTTCCACCACTATCGATTGCGTTGATGTAGATGGTGAACTCATCGTTGACCGCACCCGTAACGTATGCCTCCGTATAAATGGCATGGCCGTTGCTATGACTCGTCGTGTTTTCCGTCATTGACTGGTCAATCGTTGTGCCGTTCTTAGCGACGTAAACCTTGATTTGGTGGTTGTTGCCCTGCTGCGCAAGGACCATGGATGCAGCGATGCGAAGAGTCGCCCCCGTTGTGCCTGTGTAGGTGATGGCGGTGGTGGTCCTTGAAAAGTTGTAGGTTGACAAAACGCCTGATTTCATCGCACTTGTCAACTTGACCCGTTGCCCCTGCGTTGGGGTGAAGGCCGTGTCGGTGTCGATGTAAAGGTTCGCAAAGCCCCGTTCCCGGTCAAGCGT